CAGACCAACAGGGCACAGTCCCATCGCCAGACGTGGAACTAGGAGCGACACTTTATGCAGCTCAGTTGTACCGCGAGCGTGGGACAAGCGGTGACGCTTATGGTGCTTTTGATGGCATGGGCAATCTCGCTCTACCTGTAAACCTTGCTCGAATTATGCAGCTGCTTGGCTGTGGCAGGGCGCAAGTCGCGTGAGTTCTTCAGGCATCTTGTACGAGGCTGTAAACGCTTGCAAAACGGCGCTTACCACTCTCGGTCTTGTTCCTGTTACTGATCCGCGCAACGCTCGCCCTCAGTCGGTACTTATCGAACTTCCAACCGTTGATGTGTTTACATACAACGTCGGAAACATCACTCTTCGTCTTCGTGTTTTGGCTCCGCCACCCGGCAACCAAGACGCTGGCGACTACCTGATGAAAATCGCAGATCAGATAATGAACTCACCAATCGCAGTCACGGACTTACGTCCGGGGCTCGTATCCGTAGGGGGGCAAGACTTGCCTTCTTACGATTTAACCGTTGCCGTCGCCGTACGGCGCAACTAAAAGGAGCTCCTATGGCTTTACCAACATTCCTTTCAAACGCAACTATCAACATCACCCAAGGAGCCACGACATACGACGTGTCAAGCGCTGCCAACCAAGTGAGTGTTGAAGTGGGCTACGCGCCTCTAGACGTCACAGTCTTCGGGGATGCTGGTTCGCGTATGGCCCCAGGTTTGCAAACAGTTTCTGTTTCTATGACGCTGTTTCTTTCCTACGGCGGAACTGCTGCACCAAATACCGAAGTTGAAAAAGTTCTTTCCGAAATTGTTGGTAAAGGCACTACAACTTTGACAATCTCCCCATCAGGCACCACAGAGTCTGCCAGCAATCCAGAATATGTAATTTCCAATTGCATGCTGGCTTCGTACAGTGGCATTAATTCAACGGTGGGGGAGATGGCCACTGTGCAACTGGAATTCACTTCAGGCACTTGGGTTCGCGACGCAACCTAATTTAAACCTCAAACATTTAGGAGAAACAACATGAAGATCACACTGCAAGTAGAACAACAAGACGGGCAGACCTATCAGGTGAGCACCAACTTGTTTTCCATTGTGGCGCTAGAGCGCAAGTTCAAGATACGCGCATCTGACCTTGCCTCCGGTGTCGCCATGGAGCATCTTGCATACCTTGCCTATGAGGGTGCAAAACAAAACAACATCACCGTCCCAGTTGTCTTTGATGATTACATAAAAAAACTGGTTTCGGTTGAGGTTGTTGGTGAGGAACCTACAAACCCTACGGACGGGGCAGTTACCTCCGAAGTCTCTGCGAGTTAGTCGCAGAAACGGGTTTCTGGCCTCATCAAATCCCATTCGACATACAAGAGCTGCACACCGTTGCTGATGTGCTGACACAAAGAGCAAAGGAGGCAAACCGTGGCCGTTAAAACAGATGTAAACGTTGCAGGCATTAACGAAGCCATCCGCTCTCTCAATAAGATTCAGCCGGGTCTCCGCAAGGAGTTCAACAACGAAGCACGAGCTGTGGGAGCCCCTGCTGTTAACGCTGTGCGCTCTGCGTATCGCTTTGTTCCGTTGTCGGGTATGCACCGCAAGTGGGCTGGCCCAGCGGTCAAAGGTCGCAAGGTGTTCCCTTGGAATCTTGACAAGGCTCGCAAGGGTGTTGACATTGTTTTCAACACTGACCGCCGTTCTCTTGGCGTTATCAACATTGTGCAGCGTGACACTGGTACGGCAATCTTTGAGACTGCTGGACGCAAATCTTCTAACCCTCTTGGCGATTCTCTTGGCCCTATTTCACCGGGTCGTACCCGTGTTATTGGTCCTGTTGTTTACAGCAAGAAGGCAGAGATCGAAAAAGCAATGTACGAGTTGTCTTTGCGTATTGTCCAGCGCGTAAACCGAGAGTTGAAGTAATGCTTTCTATCCCTATTGTTTCGTCCTTTGATAACAAAGGAATCAAAAAGGCAATTCAAGAGTTTAAACAACTTGAGGGTGCTAGCGCTAAGGCCCAGTTTGCTTTAAAGAAGGCTGCGATTCCTGCGACCGCTGCGCTGGCTGGTTTGGGTGCTGCTTTGTTTGATGCCACGAAGGGCGCGTTGGATGACGCTGCAGCGCAGGGTGTTTTGGCTCGCCAGTTGCAAAGGTCAACTAAGGCGACTGATGCACAGATTGCTGCCAATGAGGAGTGGATTAGCACGCAGGGCAAGTTGCTTGGTGTTTCTGATGACGAGCTTCGTCCGACGATTTCTGCACTATCCAGAGTCACCGGTTCATTGACTAAAGCACAAAAGGGTGCTTCCTTGGCGATGGATATTGCAGCCGCTAAAAACATTGACGTGGCTCAAGCCAGCAAAGTTTTAGAACGTGCCTATGGTGGGAACCTGACCGCTATCGGTCGTTTAGTGCCTGAGATGCGAGGCATGATTAAAGAGGGTGCCAGCCTTGAGGAGGTCATGGCGGAACTGAACAAGAAGTTCGGCGGTGAAGCTGCAGCGGCTGCGGAAACAACTCAAGGAAAGTTTAAGCGCCTTAAAGTGGCGATGGACGAAACAAAAGAGTCCATCGGTGAGGGGCTTTTGCCAATCGTTGAAAGTGCTCTTCCTATCCTTCAAAAGTTTGCTGACTGGGCTTCTGAAAACCCCACAGCGTTTACAGCTATTGCAGCTGCCATCGGCGCTGTTGCTCTTGCCATTACCGCTGTAAACATTGCAATGGCGCTTAACCCGTTTAGCCTTATCGCTGCAGGTATCGCGCTTGTTGTTGTCGGACTTGTCACCGCCTATAAGAAGTTTGAAGGGTTCCGCAAAGTTGTCGATAAAGTCATCAACTCAATCATCGGCGCTGTGGAACTGTTCGCTAACAACTGGATCAAAGCCATCAACCTTGTGATTCGTGGCATCAACCTTGTTAATCCGGGTGACGACATCGGTTCAATTAAAGAAGTAAGACTGCCTCGCATTACTGAGGCGTACGGGGGCACTTCGGCAGCGGCGTTCCGTCTCGCTGATTCTTCTAACCCAGGTCCTTCTTTGAGTACCCCTGAAATGGCTGCAAGCTCTCGAGGTGTAAACATCACGGTGAACACTGGTGTGGGTGACCCTGTCGCTATTGGTAAAAGTGTTCGTGGCGCGTTAAATGCTTATGACCGCAGGTCTTCGTAATGCCGTTCCCTACCCCTAAGGTTGAGATTGCGTTTGATGACGGCCCTTATGTGGTGTCGCCAACGTGGACTGATGTTACGACTTATGTGCGTGAGATGTCGATTGACCGTGGGCGGTCGGATGATTGGGGAACCTTTAATGGTTACGCTTCGGTGACGCTTGACAACCGTGACCGCCGTTTTGATCCGTTCAATACTGCTGGGCCGTACTACGGGAAGTTGTTGCCTCGCCGTCAGATTCGTTTGAGCGGTGTAACAACCTTCGGAACTTTTAATGTGTTTCGTGGTTTCGTGGATGGATGGCCACCTGTGTGGACGGACGCAGGCAAAGATTCCACCGTGACCCTGTCGTGCATGGACGCTTTAGGGTTGCTTGCCTCTGAGACGCTCCCTGCGGACTGGAGCCGTGGCTACATCCTGAGCACCGCCCCACGGCACTACTACCCGTGTGACGACCCGATTGGGCCGTTTACCGCTAATCAAACTTTGAAAGATTACGGCAGTGTCCCTCTTGACATGGCGACTACAGCTGCAGCGTCTAGCGGTTCACAGTTGGCTGTGGGGCTGGTTAATAGTTCTGTTACGGGCACAGGCTCTGACGCTGCTAACTCTGCACTGGGCGCTGTAAACAACAGTCCGGGTAGTTTCTCAGTTTCGACGTGGGTGATTCCTGATTCGTCTTTATCGGGTTCTGTGTTCCTTCAGGGTTACATGAATAACCACGGGTTCTTTTTCAGTTTTGATAACGCAACAGGGAAGTTCCGTGTTGAGGTAACTGAGCCGACTTTTGGTAACTCTAAGGTTGCTACTACAAACATTGCTGGCTGGGATTCGGGCATGCCTCGAATGATGTCGTTTACATGGAATAGCGCCAGCCGTGCAATTACTATTTACATTGACGGAATTCTTATTGCTAACACCACAGCAAATGTTGGCGGTATTTACATCCCGTTCAATGAACTTGTAAACATTGGGACGGGCTCTGTCCAGCAAGTAATTGTGTGGGATGGTGTCCAAACGCAAGCGGTGCTTCAGGAAATTTACCGCGGATCAACAGCGCAATTCCCAAGCACCACAGCACAGCGGTTTACAGGCATCATTCAAAACACCCCGTTTTCTACGGCGCTGACTTCGCCTCCATCGGCTCCAGCTTCTAGTGTCATCGAAATCACCGATGACGCTCCACGGGTGGCGAGCGAGTTGCAAATTGTGGCTGACTCTGAGTATGCACCGTTGTTTGTTGATAAGGCTGGCGTTGTCACGTTGTACAACCAAAACCAAATCCGCACACAAACAC